TCGGTTGTTTCATCAAGAGTGAGAAGTTCAATCCGGAAGAAAAGATAAACCCGGACCCACGCATGATCCAGGCGAGAGGACCCAGATTCAATCTCCACATGGCACAATACATGCACCCCCTTGAGAGGGCCGTGTACCGTGTGGTTGATCGTCATGGCCTCCGCATTTTTGCAAAGGGACTAAATGCTACAGCGAAGGCAGACCTCATTCTCAAGAAGTTTGAGGTTCTGTCCAACCCTGTATGTTTCTCCTTAGATGCCTCCCGCTTCGACAAACATGTATCACCGATGCTCCTTAAAGAGGAGCATAGGTTCTACAAGGAGGTATTCCAGGGTGACGCACTACTGGCCCAACTTTGCAACTGGCAATCAAAGAACAAGTGTCGTACTACTTCTGGTGTCTTGTATCAAGCCACCGGCGGTAGAATGTCAGGGGATATGAACACGGCCATCGGCAATTGCATCCTTATGTATGCAATGTTGATGGCGGTATCTAAGAGATTAGGAGTTGAACCTTTGGTTGTTGATGACGGAGATGACTGTCTCATGTTCATAGAGAAATGGGACGAGGCGAAATTTGAAGGCAACATATCCAAATATTTTGAAGAATTTGGTATGAACATTAAATTGGAGAACAAGGCGTATCATCCTGAGGATGTCGTATTTTGCCAAAGCAAGATCGTCGGAAACAGGATGGTACGCAATTGGGTCAAAGTCCTATCGCACGGAACGTCGGGAGTTAAGCATTGGAACGACCCCAAGTTGGTCAGACCGATGATGACTTCCGTTGGGAAGTGCGAATTGGCTTGCAACCCAGGAGTACCCATACTCCAATCCTACGCCGAGGCCCTCATCCGGAACGGACGAGGGGAGAGGCAAAAGAGGTTAGACGTTGATCATGGTGTTATGATGCGTGCTATCCATGAAGTAGGATCCACAGAGAAAATACTCCAAGCCAAAGCCGAGCCAATCACGATTGAAGCTCGGTTAGCCTTCGAACGAGCCTTCGGAATATCTCCACTCGACCAGTTCCTCATAGAGTTGAAGCTGGAACAGTGGGAGGTTACTGAAGTCAAATCCGTACCCGTCGCTGTCGAACTCTGCAGCGATTGGGTAGCCATCAGGGATGCCTCACTCGTCAAACTCCCCGACGAGCCCTGGTGGTAGAGCAGGC